CTTCGTTTGCGTAAGTTTCTCTCTCTAAAGTCCTGAAAGAGCGTATTAATTCTTTGTTTTCGGCTCTGTCAACGACAAAAAGAGTCTTATTACGGAGTCGTTTCTTGATTTCGTCCACTCCAGCCTTGATTGACCCCTCGTACTTCTCCGAAGTTCTAAGAGCAGGGATTGCATTTTCTCCCATACTAAGTTCTCGGAATATGTTTCGTCCACCAAAGGCCATGATTGAGCTATTGCTCGATTTATCTGCAACGGCCCAACCTGTTCTGTATCTGTTATCTGTGGTAATATCATGCCAATGTTTTTTCATTTCCTCAGTATCTCCGTCATCTGAGTGGCATCTATCGATATACCAGACTCCTTCTCTGTCTACTAAGAGAAAAACAAATGCGCTCGGTGTTACTAAGTGAGGGTCCATACCTGTAATACACAAATAATCCTCGGTATTACAAACTTTCTCGTAAAATGGCTGTATAATATGCTCTTTCGTGAAAAGTCGTCCATAAACCAAACCAGAAAGCGATATAGCCTCCCCTAGAAGTCTCATTCTTATCTCTTCGTAGGAAGAAGCGTCTGCCAGTATAGACTTTAAGACTTCCACGTTCACTTTTTTGTTCGTTACTGAGCATAATTTGAATAATTCTACGTTTGTTTCCTTAGCATCTTCGTCATCATCGAATAATCCTGAGTTATGGAACAAATCAGTAGCCCAAGTCAACCCCTGAGTCGGTGTCCAATATATCCCAACGTCAAGATACTCAGAAGTACCAAAACGGTAGTTGTTTTCTTTGTATATCGACAACTTAGGCTCTTCATCATACATTACCCAATCTAAGTCCGGCCCCTGAAAGGAAGTGGCATCCATCTGGTTTGTCATGAACTCTATCTTGGCGCAGCAAATATTGTCCTTAAACAAAGATAAAGTACTATGTTGTACCGAAAAAGAATCCTTCCATCTGCCATTTAGCAAATATTGTCTTGGAACCCACTTCTGCCATGTCGGGATAACTGTATTTGATAGTTGTTTAAAATCTACCCCTATAACACGTCCCAGTATCGGTTGTCCCTTGGCGAAACGCCTTTTAAAACGGTCAATGTCTCTAGCTATCGAAGGACTGTGCTCATACTCTTTTAAAGACTGTGGCAGCTCTCCTGTTGACTTTATATAGCCTTTAATCGAACTTACCGCTGACTTGCCAGCCCTGTTACCACCTGAAGCACCTACTACGTTGGCAGAGCTTAAAACACAATCAAGTTGAGAGTCTAAATTCCCAGATGGTAAATCATCTTCTTTTAAAAACTCTCTTAGAAACTCCATCCTTTCGGAAGAGATAGAACCATCAGAGGGAACGAAAAACCAAAAAGGGTCTGCCTCCTGAGTCAACTCAATAGAGAGCTTTAACTCGTCATGCTTCTTTATCAGCTCCGCAAGTAGGGCTTTCTTCTTCTCTCTCGCTCTTTTTGTTAGCTTTCTTGCCATCGTCCCAGTCTATTTGGTCGTAACGGTTCAAGTAATCGTCCGATTTAGCTACTTGTCTATAATCAAACATAATTATGCCTAATTAGCCCTGCTCTTTTCCTGGCCCAGCAGTAACAGTCGGCTTCAGTGGTGGTTCTGGATTCATCGTATTATCCTGCTCATCAGCAAAGGCATCTATACCTTTAGTCATAACGCTCTTACTAACAGCAGTTCCATTGTTTGTAATCGACATCTAAAACCTCCATATATAATTCTTCACGGGGGACACAGTAATCATACCCCTTCTCGCACATAAGACACTCTAAGCAACTCATCCTCTCAGCACTCATAGTAACCTCCTAGGGCGCGGGGGCAGGGCAAGAGGAGGCATCCCTAACCCCCGCTTCGGGGGACAACTTGTCAAAGCTTATTCAAGTAAGCGAATTCGCCATAATGCTCTTTTGCTGATTTATTATAAGCTTGTGCTGCATCCTTAACATTCACGAAGCGTCCCAAACATATTCGTTTACCATCGATTGTTATTCTTGAACGCCATTTACCAAGATTCCAACCAACTCCCTTATATCCCGATAGATTATTGCCTCTTGTGCAGACATTCCTCATATTCTCAGCACGAGTACAATATCTTAAGTTTTCTTTTCTGTTATCTAATTTATTACGATTTATATGGTCTGTCTCTATGCCATCTGGGGTATCCAAAACGGCCCTATGCATCCGTATTCTTTTCCGTTTACCGTTAATATCAATTATTCTTTTGGCATACCCAGTGCAATAATGCCAAGTCCATCGGTTGAGGTACTCAAAGTCTTCGTCATCAACTATAGCCACCTTACCTTGAGTTAGCTGTATCTCCTTCACGACTCCCCCTAAACTGACCCATTCTGTATTTAGACCAGTAATCCTTATGCAAAAGACTAGGACATGATATAAACCACATCAACTCACAAACCTCGCACATTATCTTATCTCCCCCCTACACAACAACATCTCATCAACCAACCAACAACACTCCTCATACTCATCCCTCTTCCCAGCTAAATCTAAACGCCTCAACCTAGCATGCAACCTAACCAACACACGAGGCCTTTCCCTGAACCAACGCCTCTCTCGCTCCCTAGTCCAATTACCCAACGTCGGGAACTGATGGACACCCTTAAGCACTACATATACCTAGAGTTAATATAAGCGATAACGTCAATTCTATCAGTTATCTCCAATTCATTCATAATATCTACAAATATGGAAATTGCCGACACCGCAGGATAATCAGAAACAACCCTGAACTCTCTATACACGGCACTACGGTATTTACTGTCTACACAATTCTTATCTACTCCCTCAGGTATTGACATATAACCCCCTTTTTAAAAAAATCTCTCGGAAGACGGGTAGTAACTTTACTCTCCCCACCTATCCATCCCCGACCCTCCCCCTACTCCCCTAACTATATATAACTATCATCAACTACCTATAACTTACTATCCTGACCCTCTGTGCGCCCCGCCACGCCCTTGTAACCATCAACCCATACCTCTGTATACCTTCTGCACCTTAACCACCGTGTCGGCCTTGTCAGAGGCTCTACTGCACACTGGGCAGCTATTAGCCATGCGTGGGTATCGGGTTCTAACGCCATTGAGCCAACAGGGGATACATACCAAGGTAAGGGCCTCTTCTACCAACTTGCTTTTAATGTTATCTCTACGGTGGGACATGGGCATATTTACCTATCTAACCTATTGATATTGCTAGCTACTCAGTTCTGCCGTTAACTTGGCAATCTGCTCCGAAACGGTGTCCAAGTTAGCACTATGGCTCTCGACAAGGCCAGCGACTGAGAGATTCGAGCTGCTCTGACCCCGTTCTAAACGCTCTTTATCGTATAAAATGCCATATGCAACAGTGAGTTGCGGGACTGTACACTCTTTTATCTTATCATCGGTTACGCTATCAAGTAATTTAGCCTGAATGTTAGTAAGTATATCCGCTCTGTGCTTTTTATGTCCTGCTATCTTATCGAGTGTTGGTCTGTACTTCTTTAACCTGTTGGTAATATTAGATTTATCGCAACCAAGTAAGTCTGCTATCTGTTGGTGTGACAGTCTCTTATCCTTAAGGTCAAGTATCTTCTCTATAGGTATTCCCTTTATATATGGTTCAGGGGATTTGGCTACATCGGTTACTTGCTCTACTGTCTCCATACTCTTTTATACTCTCTTATGTATAGTTATACAAGTGTTATGTTTGGTTATAGTTAATTAGGTCTTATTATCTGGAGATTTTGAAGCCTACAAGTACGCAAAATGACTGTTGGTGCTAGGACATGTTCTCACTTTGCCATTCACTATTATATATCCTCTATCCTTGCACTTAATACATCTGTAAGCCTCAACCACAACCTCGTAACCTTCCATAATTGTAGTGTACTGCTTATCTATTGCTCTTTGCCTCACTTCTCTCTCTAGTGCTCTAATCATGCTATAACCTCTTGTTTTATCTGGGAGTTTCGATTATTGGTATATTGCAAGCTGTTCTTATGCCTCTATTAATCTTAATGCACCAGCGAAAATGCCAATCAGCTATGACTATGTGGTAATTACTATATCTTAATTTAAAGTCTTCTATCATGGCTTATCCTTTATCTCTTCTCTATCTGGGAGATTCAAACTTTCCAAAACTCTCTTGGCTGCTTCTGAACCCATACAACCAGCATGCCTATGATTTAGCTTTTGATTACCACAACACTCACACCTTGCCTTTGTCACTATCTCTATCTTATCCATATGCTTATTACAGATTGTGCATTTTAAGAATATCCCGTTCTGCACTATCATACCTACCCCCTTTCCTATTACTCTACTCTCTTATACTAAGTTTGTAAATACTCTTTATCAGGAAATTTGCACCATAACTCACTGTTCTATTTATTCTTATCAAAATACTTTACTTTTATTCAAAATAACGCTTGACAGATTACTATAGAATAGTATAGACTATATCTACATTGACAGACAAACCAACAAACACGGAGGCAATACAATGGGACAGAGAATATCAATAAAAGACTTAGAACAGCTTGTAACCGTACTAAATAACCACACCAATAATTCAGTTGAACCATATACAAGAACTGTTGATGATGCAGGGAAAAGCAAATTTACATCTAATATCGGTAACTATCATCTTGACGGGGCATATGGTGGGTATAAACTCGCTCAAATAGTCAATGAGGGCGGCGGCATTAAAGATGTATTGTATTGTGGCTTTACCACTAAAAGAGAGCTGCATGGGCTTATACAGGCTTATATATCTGGAGTTGAAGTAGAACGAGCGGCAAGCAATGGCTAACGAGAAGGTATTAAAACAAATTTGTGTCAATGCTATTGTCTGGCTAGAGGCTAACTACCCCGAAGTGTTTGAAGAGAATAATAATCCTTGTGACAAATTAAGAAAGATGTTCAGTGCTGAAGTATCTATTCATTACAATGGAGTAAGTAAGGATAATATATATTTTTGCAATCAGTGCAACAAGATTTACGCATTAGATTGTGTATGCAAATAGTTGATGGCTTTATAGTACAAATATTCTAATTGAGGTAAATAAATGAAAAAGACTAAATACCCACTAACTGTAAGGGTTATCGATAGCTTATTTGACTTGAAACCTAGAATAGTTGGCCCATACGCTACACCAAGAGCTATACAAAGCATAGTGATTAAATACAATTCTGTCAGGGCAAAGCGAATCAAAGTTAGACAGAAACAATTACTTGTAATTGACCCTATCACTGCTGAGACTCTTGTCTGTTATGAGGTGCAGTGCATCGGGGCAAGTAACGACCCTAGCTTTAAACCTAAGAAAAGAGGCAGACCAACTATCCCCAATAACTTACAATAAAAAAGGATATTAAACATGAGTAAAGAACTATTCGTACCAGCACCACTGCCAGTAAGCGAGGCCGCCAAGCTTCTTGACAAAAGCCCTAGTTGGGTCTGGCAGAGAATCGAAAGTGGTGTAATAAAACATATCCGTAAAGGTCGTAACGTATACATAGCAACAGAAGAGGTAAACCGTATCAATACTGAGGGTTGTGAATGAAGAATCACGGTAAATCACGAACTAAAGCTTACAGTATCTGGTATGGCATGATTTATAGATGTTCAAACCCTAATCACGCTAGTTGGGAATATTACGGTGGCAGAGGTATAAAGGTTTGTGAACGCTGGTTATCTCTCGAAAACTTCATTACCGATATGGGTGAACCGCCAGAAGGCTTATCAATCGAACGAATAGATAGTAATGGCAACTACGAACCATCAAACTGTAAATGGGCTACGCAAAAAGAACAAATATTAAGTAAGCGCAATAGACGACTAATAACTTTCGACAATAAAACTCAATCAGTTTCGGAATGGGCAAGAGAGTACAATATAACTACAAATCTTTTGTTTGGCAGACTTAATATGGGTTGGGATTTAGAACGTGCCCTTACTCAACCCAAAAGAGGGAACAGCTAACCGTCTTAGGGCGGTATTAGACAACTAAAATACTAATCTTAATCAGGGGAAAACGATGATTGAGTTGCCGGAGAAATGCTTAAGAGGATTGAATAATTGCGAACCGTTAGCTCAAGTGTCAGCGGAGATGATTCCCAATGAGGTTTATAGTTATATATGTTGTGGGATGAATGACGGAAGCAACCGAGCTATGCCACAAGATAAGTTTACTTTATGCTGGAAGAATGGAGATATTGATGAGTATAGCCATTGGGATAAACGCGATTTGATAGATACTATAAGCGTAATAGCACAAGCATTGAGCGTGGATGCAAATAGAGAAAATAATTAGGCGGAGGAGAAATGATTGAGCCGGTGTTGTATATATCTGAAGCCCTTCAGTGGGCTTGTATAGTGTTTTTTGCTTGGGAAATTAAACGCTACAAAGATTCGTTTAAAGAGTGATTAATGGAGGTACGATGAAGAATAACCCGTGTGTGATTTGTGAGGATTTGGAGAGAAAGTGTAGATATTATAATGCCATGTGGCAAAAAACCAAAACTATACCATCACTTAAAGACGAAGCTGAAATATATTGGACAGTTTGGGCGCGCTATATGGACAGGGTGTCGTGGCATTTTCGTTTCTGCTACAGGAGGACGCAATGGTATGTATAAATATATGATAGATATACAGGTTAAACCAGAAACAAAGAAGAGAGAAGTTAATGAGGCAATATTGACAGCACTACAGATGTCTATAGATGATTCCGCTATCGTTACTATAGAGTATAAATCTAATATCTGTAGAGAGTATTGGCTAAATAAAGACTGGCCTTCATGCCACAATGATAGCCTATAAGGGGGAATAGATATGAGTAAGATATGGGAATGGTTTTGTAAAGAAAAAAAGAAAAAACCTACAATTACGTGTAGCTTATGTGGATTCAAGCAAGAATTCTTCGAACCTTCACCTTGGCTAGTTGATGAATTCCAACTTCTTGTATCTTGTATCTTTCAAGAAATCCGTGTTGGCCAATACAATAGGACAAGATATATGTTTTGCACAGAGCATACGGATGAAGAAATCGACAATTACTTTGCCCAGAAAGGGATTACTAAGCATATAACAATAATGCGGAATGGATTCAATTAAATAGAGGTGAATAAATTGGATAATCAAGAAAAATGGACGATGGAGCAGATGGAACAATCAGTAAAATGGCTAAAAGATAATGCTCAACTTATAGACGCTGCTCCTTTACTACTAGAGGCTTGTGAAGAGGTGCTGTACGATGGAATGAATAACCTTACAGAGTCAGCAATCAGTAAACTTGAATCAGCTATAAAGAAGGCAAAAGCCCCTGACAAGGACAAAGAGAGAGAGAGCGATACTTAGCTGTATATGCTGGGAATGTTCAACCACGAGCCGTATAGAGGCTCTGAGTGAAGGATTAAGGGGGTGGAAGGATGGAGTGGATGTGGTTTCTTATAGGCTTTTTTACGGTAATGGGAGTTTATGTCTTAATTTCAGTTATTCGAGGAAGGTAGGTTACAAATGACAACACTTGATGATGTAGCTAATGGCAGAGCAGAGAGAAACCTTGACCCGCCAGAAGGGAAATACCCTGAACCAGAAGAGTGTTCCGAGTGCGGTAACGAGTTCCCAGATAAACACTATCACTGCTTTACCCATCTTGAGTCTACAGAAGACCTAAGAGACTATGCACATGAAAAGGTAGAAGAGGTCAGGCAGTTAAATGTTTGCTTGGGAAAAGCCCATAAACGCGAAGATGATTACGCCAAGTCAATAAAGACATTGATAGACAACGCTAATATATTCCTTGCTGATAGTCTGGGGATAAGGGGAAGTAAATGAAAGCAGACGATGCGTTACGAAGATGCGATGTTATAGCTATGGAAACGGCTTCAGGTTGCATGATTCATAAGGCTAAGTTGAATGAGCTTGGCGTTTTGGTATGGGTAGATACTTCTACCCCAGTTAGTTTAACTACAGTATTAGATGATACTTGGCAGAGATACCACCCCGAACCCAAGTGCCCTGCATGTAAAAGAGCGAATGAATTAAATAAAGAGTACGGCTCAAGCGCAATAGCTGACCACCTCACAGAACCTGCACCTGTAGGACACTGTACCTGTAAGGAGGACTCTAAATGAAAATCTGGAAATACGAATTAAGGGTGGGCGAGTCAAAAATTAGGCTGCCCAGAGAAGCGAAGGTTCTTTCTGTGATAGCTCAAAATAGCAAGATAGTCCTGTACGCTCTTATTGACGAAAAGAAAGATGAAAGATTAGCGGTTACCTGTGACTTCAAAATCCTTACCACTGGTTATTCAGATGCTTCTTTCGCAGAAGGTATGGCGTTTCTTGGTACGGTAGATAAGTATAAAGACGGTTCACTCATACTACATGTCTTTGTTGATAAAATATTCAAGGAGGGTTGACCATGTGGCTTATAATCTGGTTGATTGCTGTAATAATTATCCTTCTGTTTTTCGCAGGGGCAAACAAAAAGACTGATGGGCTTAATAGGGAGGGGGAGGAATGAGTAGAGGTAGGGGGAGACTTGTAGAAACTATGCGACTCGGCACTTTCGGCATAGAAGTTGAGATACGATTAACGAAGGAGTTGGAGTTCAGGGCAAATGTCGGGGATAAGAGGTTTCAAACAAAAGAAGTTGAGAGCCTAAAGTCTCTTATTCGGGAGGAGGTGCAGGCTCAACACATGGCAGTGTGGCTGCCCGTCATTAAAATTGATTATGGCGGCGAAACGCATTCCCCGCAAAAAGCAGATTTTAAGATAGAGTATGACCGCTTTTACTACGCGGAAGTTGGCGACTCTACTCGGATTATTAATTGGGCACGATATGAGCACTTGATGGAAGAAAAAAAAGAACCCGATACTCGCTTCTCTGAGTGGTCTCGCTCTTTGATAGGCAACAGTAGTCCTCATTACGGGAAAATGGAGGATAATATTAATACGCGAGTAGTACATTTTCACAAGATGCGAAATGGTGAAGAGGTAGTTTTACCTCTAGACCAAGTGACAGGCGTTGTTTATCGTCCGTACACTGAGGAGTTATGGGCTGGTCTTGAAGCTTTGCGCGAGGCCTTGAACTTAGCAAATTGTAAAATATCGGATTTAATCTCTACCGATAAGGGATTGAAAACTCTTGCGAGCGGCACGAGGCTTATGTTAACAGAAGGAGCTAAGCCATGAAAAGACGAACTGACAAAGCCCTTCTAGGCTTATGCTTACTGGTATTTACAGGCTGTATCTTCTATTTGGTCTACATCTTCGCCATTCAGGAGGGTATAAGCAGGGGGTACGAAGAGGCAAATTCCCAGAACCAGAGAATGTGCTTTACTAGGGCGAAGGCTTTAGGAGAGGCTGCGTATCGGGGAGAGATAGAACTTGGAAGAGAATATGTACGGGTGTTTGGTGCAAAAATAGATTCATTGAGAAAAGAACTCAGTGAGTGTCGAGGATAAGGGGGTATGATGGCTAGGAAGATAGAAGGTCTTACTACTTACAAATGCAAAAACTACTCTTGCTGGATGACTAAAGTCGGTTGTTCCAGATTAAAGGAAAAAGCACTTATGAAACCTACTAAGATACTCTTTATGAACTTTAACGAAATGGTTCTGTGTAAGGATTGTCGGGGGATAAAATGAAAAAAAAAGAAACAGAATTCAAGGAAGGACAAAAATTCCAATCAATATATATTGGGGGTGAACAAATAAGTCTTGGGTGTGGTACGGCGTACAAGATAACAGTTGTTATGGAAAAAGGACAATATTGTGACCTTCCTTGGTTTGCTGTCTACGATTATCATGGCAAATTAATAAGCAAATGGAATGGGGCTTTTGTCGAGGGTGTAGTTTACGAGCAAACACAAGAGGTGATTAAGTGAAGCTAAATATAGAATCGCCTACTCCCGGTATTTACGAAGGAGTGCCGTTCGAGGATTACTTAAAGATAGATGCGGTATCAAATAGTTATTTAAGCAGATTGGCGATTACTCCAGCACATGCAAAAGTAAAAGAAGATGATACCAAGTCAAAAGGGTTAGGTCGCAACGGACATACTTATGTTCTGGAAGGGCCAACCGAGTTTGCTAAAATATACAAAGTAGTAGAGAAAATAAACAAAAATACCAAAGTATGGAAATCTATGGTCAAGGAAGCCGAAGAAGAGAACCGAGAGCTAGTCACTGAGGATGTTCTTGAGCATTTAAAGGGTGTCAGGGACGCTATAATCAGTTATCCAGACATTGAGATTTGTGGCTCTATGGTCAGCATGGAAGAACTACTCTCTGCTTCCGTAGAACAAACGATTATCTGGGAAAGTCCTGGCGGGTTTCTCTGTAAAGCACGACCAGACATAATGATTCCCAAAATGGGTTTACTTATGGATTTAAAAACAACGAAAGGGGCAGGCAAGGCAGACTTCACTAGAGCAATAATCAACTACAGCTACAACAGGCAGGCAGTACATTATCTTAGGGGTGTTAATTCTGTATCGCCATACTTGTTTGATAAATTCAAGTTTATATGCTGCGAATTAAAGAAACCCTACCGAGTTCAGGTATGCCATTTAGATGATGCGCTTGTAAGTATAGCAGAAACAGAGTTAGACGAGCTAATGGCAGTAGAAGAAGAATGCGTAGCTAACGATTTATGGCCACACTATCAGAGGGATTTTCATTCAGGTGGGTTTGACGCTGAAATTGAATGTCCTTTATACTATCCAACAAGGGGGTAACAAATGACAGAATCTATCTTTAATCGTCTTTACAAGACCGATGTAACAAAGCATATTGAGAAGAAAGGGCGTTTCTCTTATCTATCTTGGGCTTTTGCTGTAAAAGCTCTCAGAGAGGCAGACCCGGAAGCAACGTGGGAAGTAAAGAAATTTAGTGACGGTCAAGTACCCTTTATGGAGACTCGTTGTGGTTTCTTCGTGGAAGTTGCTGTCACCGTTCAGGGGATAACTCTCTCCCAGGTTCATCCTGTCCTTGACAATTCAAACAAGGCTGTCCCAGAGCCTAACGCCTTTCAAATTAATACCTCTATCCAGAGATGCTTGGTTAAGGCTATTGCTCTGCATGGGCTAGGGTTGCATATTTACCAAGGCGAAGACTTGCCTACCGATGACAAGCCAGCAAAAGACACACATCAACCTAAAGACCCCTCTAAGCCTCTTAGCACGAAGCAAAAGAACATGATAGCTATGAAGTGCAAGGCGAAGAAAATAACCAGTGAGGAGCTTCTGAAGCACTTTAAACGCGAATCTATGGATGACTTCACCATGCAGGACGTTACTAACGTGCTTATGTGGATAGAAGGGAAGTTTAACGGGTATGCATCACCAGTCAAGCAAGATATAAGCGAACTAGACAAGCAAGAACTCGAAGATTTATTCAGGGAGGATAAATAGATGGGTGACGAACAACTGACTCTAAAGCGTATATTTTCTATACCATGCCCTTCAGCTTCATTAAATGCGGTAAAGGTATGTAAGGAGTTGATAGATGAATTAATTCCTGAACATCAAAGGGCTGTTTTGGCTTTTCTTAACGAGATATATACTAAGGAGGACAACTAAATGCCAAGAAAGAACCCATACGTACATCATAGTTGTATTACGAAGGACTTTGACTCTGTAGACAAGCTGGAAGTTTGGTTCGCCCATCTAGTCTCGGTCGGTCGCCCCTGCGCTATCATCAAAAGAATGGTTTTAGGTTCGGTGTTAGCGGGAAAAGTCCAGAAACGGGAAATGAAGTACTCTTTATGGCGCACCGTAGATGAAGATGAGCAGATAGATTTCGAATATATAAGTGGAGAGCATGAGTTGCCAAGGGAATTTGAAGTAATCAAGGAATACGGAGGGTTCGGAAATGCCTGATATAAGTATGTGTTTGGGAAAAGATTGCCCGATAAAACTGGAATGCTACAGATATATGGCAAAAGCAAGTAACTATCAGAGTTACAGCGATTTTCGTTACAACAAAGTGTCGGGCAAATGTTACTACTTTATGGAGATAGTTAATGTTGCTGGAAAAAACGATGGGAGGTTAAGGAATGAAAATATCTAACTGTAGGTGTGGAAGGAAGGCTGTATTTGATAGTGAGGGTGCTGGCCCTTCTGGGGTTTTTGTTTACTGTACGAGAGGTATGGGTGGTGGTTATATGAACACTTGCTGGGTTGGCCCGTCCAGAAAAACAGAGAGAGAAGCCATTGAAAGTTGGAATAAAATTATGGGAGGTAAGAAATGAACAACAACTTTGAGGAAGTAATGAAACATATACTCTTTGGGACGGGTCTAAAGAACGTATCCAAGGTGGCGGAAAAGCTCGAACTAACCCCGCAGGCATTCTCTAACTATAAAAAACGCGGTCTTATGCCTCTAGGAGTAGTCCTCCAGATAGCTAATAAGTATGGCATGTCTATGGACTGGCTGTTAAGTGGTCTGGGCAATCCGTTCATAGTGAATGACTCAGAGGAAAGAGGGAATAGGGATATGATACCAGAGCTAAATCCAACGGCGTGTGTGGAAAAAACCCCAGATGAAGACAAAGTTTTTGACACTCTACCAGGCGCACCATCATGGAGTACAGCAAAAACTTAGCATCAGGGTGAGACTGTAGTAGGTTATACCCTGTAGGTTCTGGGTGGCGGAATAGGTAGACGCAGAAGCGGTAGAGGTTAAATCGTCAGGTGTTGACCAGCCTGATATGCAGGGTGCAAATCCCTGCTCCAGAACATAATAAGGAGTGCCGTGAAGGAACTAAGCTGGATAGAAAACTTTATTCTAGGGTTTGTGATGGCGTTCCTACTGACTAAGTATGTTTTTTAGTTGCGTTATCTGGGAATTTTAAAGGAGGATGATATGGATTACTGGAGTGAATGTATAGCAACGGCATTTGACGATGAGGATATTAAAGCTACTAAAGAGCAGATAGAGGCTGTTGCAGATACCGTAGAGGGTGCTATAGATACTTATAGTCTATATAACGGCGAAGACCATAGGAGTATGGGGGCTGGCGAAAGTACTGAGGGTCGAAGGATTAAAGAACTCGAAGAAGAATTGAGCAAAGAGAGATACAAGAGAACCTGCAAAGAATGTAAGGGTGAGGGGACTATCACGGAGGGTTGCGGCCCAAGTCATTATAGCGTAAGTACTTGTAGTAATTGTAAAGGGGAAGGTCGCTTGTAATTAGTTTGACTTTCCCTGATAACGAGCGTATACTAGAACCTTAACAACTTAATCCTTTGGGAAGAGGAGCTAAACAATGAAACACCCAATCACATTTGAATTTACAAAAGCCTCTGTAAGGCCAGTTCGCTCTGGGTCAGGTTGCATTGTACCTGTCTTCCCACCTTGCAGGGGCTTTTGTGCGTTTAAAGGAGGTTGGTAATGGCTGAGATTAGCGAGAAAGAACTAGAAGATTATTTGTTTGCTTTAAAAACAGGCAAGAACCCTTTAGAGATTTACGGCAAGTGCTTTAGGCAAGTAAATTTAGATGGATATGGAATAATCGATTTACTATATGTCGAAATAGAACCTAGTTACTCACCAAACAAACACGAACAATACCCAGATGTCACAATAACTATTGTTGAATTAAAAAAGGGGCTTATTGACTTTACGGCATTAGGCCAATTATGCAGGTATAAAAGGGGAGTTGAAAGATTCCTGTCTATCAGAGAAAAACAACGCTGGTCTACTTATGAAAATATCAAAGTAAAGGGTATTCTTATAGGTAAAGATTATGCTTCGGGAGATATTTGTTTTGCCATAGACCAAATAAAATGGGTTAAGTGTTGGCACTTTGATTTTAACCTGAAAAACGGAATCTCTTTTGAAGAATCTTCTGGATGGATTAATACAGATGAAAACTTTAAATCCTTAGAGAGACTGAAAGAAAGTTTCTTTCCAAAGTATATAAGAAGTTTTAAAAAAGCTCGGAAAGAGGATTGGTCTAAAATATTATGAGATACCAGAAAATAGAATCTAAAATCTGGAATGATGAAAAGTTTATAGCCTTAACCCCGATGCAACAGAGGTTATTCTTCTATGTCTTAACTTCACCACATAACAACTTGGTGGGAATGTATGTCCTTAAAGCTGGTTATGCCTGTGAAGATTTGAATATCTCAAATAAAGACTTCGGTAAAGACTTAAAAGCTCTCTGTGATAGTGAGCTTATCCAATACGACAAGACCTTAAAGGTTCTCTTTATCGTCAACTTTTTGAGACACAATCCTATAACGAACCCAAACCAGAAGAAGGCAGCAGTTAAGTTACTAAACAACCTACCAAGAACACAACTTATACAAGTCTTTTTAGATACTTACGAAGGACTTGCTAAAGAGCTTGTGAATAGCCTAAACTTAGTCCTTTTGAAACCAGAAACAGAAACAGAAGCAGGAACAGAAGAAGAGACAGGAAAACAGAAAAAAAAGAAATATGGCACAAATAAAAATGTATTACTCACAGATAAAGAAAAAGAAAGTCTAAAAAAGAAATTTGGAGAAGCTGGAGCTAAAGAGTGGGTAGAGACTTTATCTAACGGCATGATGCTTAAGAATTATGGTTACACATCCCACTACCACGCAATACTAAAGTGGTCTGAAAATAAACAAGGTGGTAACGGCACAAGCCCTATACCTACAACTAAACAGCCATGTAAGGTATGTGGCACTACAGAATATATAAGTATCTTCGGAGGGAAATGCGATGAATGCAGAGATAAAGGAACTACCGTACAACCAAGAAGCTGAGCAATCTGTTCTTGGAAGCATCTTGATGGACAATAGCTCAATAGACCGAGCGTTGGATATTCTATCTCCTGATGGCAGGGCTTTTCACTCCAAAGCCCACCAAGTTTTATTCAGCACGTTCTGTGACCTCTATCACAGAAGAAAGCCTATTGATATTATAACGGTTTCGGATATTGTTGATGAAAAAGACTTAAAGCCTGTTGGTGGGTTAGGGTATATAGGTGTATTGACCGAGATAACTCCGAGTGCTACGAATATTGAGTATTATGCGGGGATAGTCCGTGATAAGTCAATCCGAAGGCATTTAATACACCAAGCTAAAAGCCTTATAGACAACGCTTACTCGGTTAATCACACAGCAGATGAGTTAATAAACTTAGCCCAACAAGGGTTTATTCGGTCAAACCATATGGTAAGCCAGACATACAGTGAGGCAAGTGACCTGCTGAAAGACGTTGAGGCAGACTTTGAGAGACGGAAAGGTAGCCCAACAGGTATAACTACTGGTTTGAGCGTTCTGGATAGCGTCTTGGGCGGTTTTCAGGATACCGACCTTATCTTGATTGCTGGTAGACCGTCAATGGGAAAGACTGCATTATCTGTGCAGATAGCTTTAAATATAGCTTTTCAGGGAAAGCGAGTAGGTATATTCTCTATCGAAGTAGGACGGAAGCAGTTGGTTAAGAATATGTGCGCTAACCAGACAAAGATAGACACCACAAGATTTAGGGATGGGAAGCTAGAAGACACCGACTATGCCAAAATGACTACGTTTGGTAATCACATCTATAATTCATCAATACGGATAGACGATTCTTCCAGAAGTTCGATTAATATTTGCCGACAAGCCAGAAAGATGAAAGTAGACGGCGGGCTGGATATTATTTTTATCGACCACTTGCAGTTGATGAGAGAGAATATTAGAGGCATATCACGTAACCAAGAGCTTGAAATCATCTCCGGCAACCTGAAAGCCTTAGCGATAGAGTTAGAGATTCCTGTTGTAGCCGTCTCACAGCTCTCTAGGGCGGTGGAAACAAGAGGAGGCGACCATAAGCCTATGTTGTCAGATTTGAGGGAGTCAGGAGCCTTAGAGCAAGATGCGGATGTAATTATGTTTGTGTTCAGGGATGAATATTATACTAAACATGAGAGCAAAAAACCCGGCATAGCAGAAGTAATGGTCGAAAAACATAGAAATGGAGCAACTGGCTCGGTAGAGTTAAGGTGGACTGCTGAGTATATACGGTTCGATAACCTAGAGAAGAGGTATGACTAAGGAGGGGTGATATGAAACTGTGGACAATAAAAAGAATTGTTACTAAAGTCTACATGGTTGAGGCCGACACTGAAGAACAAGCTAAAAATCTGATATGCAATGACGCTAGGAGTGTTGTTAGAGATGTGAAGATTGTAAGCGAAGACATCAGTTATGTGGAAAGTATCGAAATTCCCAGATGAAACAGAGAGGTATGACTAATGGCAAAGATAGGCGATATTATAAACGAAGCTACACTGTGTGACCTTAGAAAGTACTCAATGCTGAAGTATCTGGGAAGGTTGATTGAGAAATACAATTATCAGCAGGTGAAAACCCCAGAACAATTAAAAGCTTTTATAGACGAAGTAGACGCAATAACAAAGATTCACAAGGACTGATTAAGGAGGTAGGGGATATGAGAAAGAAAACTACAGAGCTTTATTGTGATTTATGCGGGGTACGGTATGAAAGTTATAATTCCGGGGCAAATGAGAACAGGCAGGACACGGTTACTTCTTTTGGAGAGGCTATTTATTATGGTACAAGCAGGATATATGAAGATTTTTGTGAACAGTGCCGTGATAGATTAGATAAGTTGTTAAAGGAGCATTTCCCTGACAAAAAAGGTGTAGAGGTTAAGTTTTGAAAACTCCTAGATTATACTTGTGCCTTGACTGTTCCCACACCTTCCGCCACATGGATGAGCATAGTAGAAGATGCCCTGGGTGTGGTAGTGAAAATTCCAAGTGGAAGAGAGCTATAAAAGCAAAAGAATATCAAGAGAGGGTACGCAATTACAATAAAGCCAATGGAATAAAAGGCCGCTTTCAGGAGGGTACATGAAAGAAATCCAGCTTACGCAAGGTAAAGTAGCATTGGTCGATGATGAAGATTTTGAAAGACTAGATAAGTTTAAATGGCATTATAATGCTAAGGGAGATGCAAGGAGGAATGGGCCGAGAGGAAAGGGTAAGCGGGAAGTTATATTGATGCATAGAATCATTTTGGATGCACCAAGAGGACTAGAGGTTGACCATATAAATAGAGATACACTAGACAATAGGAAATGCAATCTTCGTCTTTGTAATAGAGTGGAAAACTGTAGAAATAAAACAAAGCAAAGCAATAATAAGTCAGGCTATAAGGGTGTGAGTTGGCATACGGACGGTAAGTGGCAAGTGCAGATTTGCATTTCTGGTCAAAGACTTCATTTGGGACGCTATGATTGTAAGCATGAAGCAGCGAGGATTTACAATAAAGCAGCCATTGAATATCATGGAGAATTCGCTTGCCTGAATGAGATAAAAGGGGGGCTATGAAGAATTATATTAGTGCAGGATGTTTTAAGCTCCCAATAGAAGCTAGATATTCAACAAGCTATCTTGTCTTTTGGAGTCACAGAGGAGCGTGGTCATGAACTTTCCCAGACTAAACAGAGGGGGGTAGGTATGAGTGAAAAGAGCGAAAAGGCTATTAATCATTTAGGGGCAGAGATAAGAAGATTCCAAGCCGAGGTTGTCAAAGAGAAGGAAGCCCACGCCCTAACCACACAGAGGCTAGGAGAGGCGCACCAGAGGAATAACGAGCTGGTCGCAGAAGTGGAGAGGTTAAAGAAAGAGAGAGGAACTACCGATGGATGGTTAGATGACACGCTAAAACGCGGCGATGAAAATATAATTAAGAAACAAGACCTTCAATCCCTGCTCGATAAGGCAAATAAGCGAGTAGAGGAGTACGAGAGGTTTGCACAAAGCGTATTAGACAATCACTTCTGCGAACCTAACGATGAGCAGATAAGATGTGGTGTTTGTGAAGCTCTTAGAGCCTTAGAGGTGAAAGAATGAACATAGAAGCTCTTTGTTTCGCGGTTTTATGGTGTGGAGGTGCGGCGGTCGTTGGTATCGCTATAGCAATGGTATTAAATCATCGCCTTAAGAAAAGATGCAGAATATGTGAAGTCTGCAAGGGTAGAGGATGGATAGAGAGAGAGGTGGATAATGGATAGAGAAGAGACCACTAAATCAACCGAAGAGAATAAAGAAGCGTGTCCTGATTGCGGGAGCAAGATAATATGGTATCACAATCCCGGAGTGAGCAGGTCTGTTTGCAAAAACAAGTGTAAGGGGTGGAAGGTAATAACGGAGGTAGACCATGAACACCGAAGAGATGCCTAAGGAGCAATATGGCGACAATTAAACAGCTCGAAGCGGAGAATACGAAGAAGCATAGACTTAAACTCCTAAATAATGTTGTTTCAGGGTGGGTCGCTGAGTATAAGTTTCACGATACAAGGCGTTGGAGGTTCGACTTTTGCAATCCGCTTCACAAAATGGCTGTAGAGGTGGATGGAGCGGTCTGGAGTAATGGAAGGCATACAAGGGGTTCGGGGTTCATTAAGGACATGGAAAAGCTGAATGCTGCCGTTGTTCTGGGTTACTCGGTACTTCGTTTCACCCCGCAACAGGAAGATTTGATGGTTGATACCGTAAGAGCTTTACTACTACAGGATTGTGAAAGAACCTTTTAGGGGTTAGAATAGGAGGGGAAATGAGATGCCAGATATATCAATGTGTTCGAATAAGGAATGCCCTATACGAGAAGAGTGCTATAGATTTATGGTGAAGCCGGGTATTAATCAATCGTATAGCCTATTTGAATTCGACAAAGAAGAGGGTTGCGATTATTTTATGAATGACGATGTCAACAAACTTTAAAAAGCGTCGCTACGAGAACCCTGAGTATAGAGCATGGGTAAAGACAAGGAGGTGTTTAGTTCAAGGTTGCCACAAGAAGACCGACCCCCACCATTGGATAACGAGGGGAGCAGGGGGCGATGATAAGGACTGCATACCTTTATGTGCGGGCTTAGACGGTCACCATACTCAGATTCACCAGATAGGCAGATGGACGTTCAGTGATAGGTACGGATTAGACCTTAAGGAAGCAGCGAGTGATTTGTTTAGGGAATACATAATGGAGGTTGGAGAATGAATGAGGCGGTATTGTATGCGTTCGAAGCCCTTCAGTGGGTTTGTATAATATTCCTTGCTTGGGAGATTGATAGATTGCGGAATAGGAGGTAATATGCAATGCACTAGGTGTGGAGTTAGATATAAACAAGACCCGATATTCGAACAATGTCCTGCTTGCGGGAAGAAAGACTTCCGTATGACTTATGAAGCCATGCTTACAGCTCAACAAGTAGACGCGATGATAAAAGATATGGAAAGATTCCCGTTCCATCAATTTAAGAGGAGGCTAAAATGAAGATAGAGGTTAATGAACAGGGGGATATTGTCTTAAAAGAGGTTTTTAGTGGTGTGATACTTGAGACTTCCGAAGGCAATAGGCTTGGTATTTGTATGCGTGATGATACTTTTGAATTTACCACAAGTCCCAAAGGTGAACAGCCATCGTGGTATCGTGTGGATATGTCAAATGGACAGGTTGGGTCAATGAGGCGGACTGTAACAGGAATCAAGGGCGGCCCTGATGAGGAAGAAGGCCTTATGGTTGCGTGGTTCGCTAATGCAATGGCAGCGCAGGAACTTAATATGCGCTCTAATGCGACTAAGAAAACCCGCTGTCATCACGCTGTGGATTGTGCTTCACATAATACCCCTGCGGAAGCGTGTACTTGTGATGGTTGGATAATGGATTTACCATGATTAAGGGGAAGGGTGGCATGGGAATGCACAAACATGGGGTATCTGGGATTAATCCTAAGAGTCCGAAGCAACGTCTTTTTGAGAGAATGGAAGCCGAGAAAGATAAGACTAAAAAACCAGAACCGGAAATGTTCAGTTCAATAAAAGACTTACTTAAAAACAAGGAGAATAAAGATGTCTAAGAAAAACTCAATAGGTATTCAGGTAGGTGCAAACAAGGAAGCTATAAGCGAAGCACGAAAATCAATAATAGATATACTTAAGAGTGGACAAGACCAATCGACCATACAGGTTGCTCTTGAATCTTTTACCGCAGTAACGCAAGTTAATGGGACCAATGTTAGTGGCTGCACTATTACTGTGAAGGATTAGCTCTGTCCTGTCCAAGAATCAGAAACTTCCCCTTGTCCCACCCAAGAATCCGCAGAAGACTGACTTCCCTTCCAACTACTAGCTCCGGGCTGTGTTGTTACATAAGCCCCGGATGCTCCCACCTTTGTAACCCAAGAATCTGTTATAGCTTCGAGTGTTTTCCAAGCTCCATTAGCAATTTGCTGGTCTATCCAAGAATCAGAAACTTCTTGGACTTTAACCCAAGTGCCATCTGCGAGTTTAACGCCTATCCATTCACCAGAGGCTTCTTGAGCTAACTTCCATACATCACTTACATTCTGTTCGGTTAACCAAGTACCAGAGGCTTCCTGAAGTTCTATCCAATCAGGAATTTCAACCACTTCCTCAAAAGCACCATAGCCCTGAGTTATTATTAGATTAGAACCATATCCCCTTAAGACTATCACTGGGGAGTTCTAACGATAAAGGAAGGAACGTCAGTAGCCGTAGAGGTTAAATCAAAGACTTTAAGTGCTGAACCATCTGATTTGAGTAAAGTTAACGTCTTACCAGTTGGGTCAACCGTCCAAGTACCGAACGTCTCATCGTGCAAATCGCCGAGGAAAATGGCATTAACTTCCGTGTCGTTTGTTATTGCTAACTCGCCCGTGCCTATGATTGTATCGCTTACAGGCGCAGGGGAGCCTCCTGCTTGCTTGTAGACGGCGTAGGTATACAGACCATTGTCCCAAACCTGACGGCTCTCAGAGAGGCTGTAGCGTCCCTTTAACACAGAATCCTCAGTCCATGATATATAAGGGTCGGCTGGAGAGGTTGCAAAATCCCCGTCACCATCATCAAGCCTAAAGGAATCCACCGACCTTACGCAGATAAAGTAAACGGTAAGTCCGGTCACAGACCAGTCGAGTATGAATGTTTTAGTATTAGCCATATCAAGTTATATGTGAGCTGAGAGCATCTACGGTTATGTCAGCAAGATTGCCGGAATAATCCACGTAAAGACCAGAAGTTGTCAGAAATCCTTGCGCTCCAGTCTGGCCTCTTAAACCCGCAACACCCCAGTTTTTAACTTTATTACGCGAACCACTAGCAAAACAATCGAACTGAGTGTTTGCCTCTGCCAATACACCATATTGAGGCGTAGCTGCTCCTTGACCATCAAGGATACTTCCCTCTCTAATATTTGCAGTACAAACTCCTGCTATTAAAACCGCAGTAGAACCAGCCACATTCACTCCAACCTTAGTAGAATCTATAAATAACTCGCCTCCACTGGCTGCGTAAGCTACGCGATTAAACCTTGCACCCCCGATAAGCACACAGTCATGGGTTGTAATGCTTCCTCCGGGTGTGAAAATGCCGGGGTCGGAAAAGCAACGATTCATCTCAACTGAAGAATCCGACTCAGCCAGAATACCATAACCACTCGCGCTACCTTCAAGGTCAATATCATTAATTGTTATACCAACCTGAAGTTGCTTGATAGACATACAATCGCTTGAAGCTGGCTGGATTATAGTAGTAAGCTCTTCGACCACATAAGTATCTGAACCGATTGCACCCACCCATATACTTACAATAGTAAGTAGCGTAGTAGAGTTATCATCTATGGCCCTAGATACTCCATCATTGTTCCCAGAAGTAAAGCGAACCCACTTATGCTGTCGAGCACTCCCAGTCCAAGTGCCAGCACTTCTGTCAACTGTTCCCTGTATAGCTCCACCACCCGTTGTACTTGAAGCCGTAGCAGTAAGAGAATCCAAAATGTTCTTTGTACCCTGATAGGTTATACCAAAAGAGCCAGAATAGATTTTACCCTGAACAGTAACATTCTCAACAAAAGTACCATTAGATATTCTTACCATTACATCACAGTTATTCGTACCAGGTATTGCATCAGTTCCACCTTGTACTGTAGCTTTAGCTCCGGCAACCCTGTACGCCTCCCCTGTCACCATAATGTCGGTATCAAGTGTAACTTGAGAAGCGGAATCAATAGCGGTTATCTCGGCCCAAGTATCATCATTTATATTGTAAACGGTTTTACCTAGATAATCTGCTGTGTTAAACTTACCGGAACTATCTACTAATTTATTAGCTGTAGTAGAAGTAGCGACCCCGCGCGAAACCAAAAGGCCATCGTTCGAGTCGTCACCGCCCAGTGCGGGTGTAGCTGTGTATATAGTATACCCTATCGTAACCGTAGAGCCAACATTGATATAGTTGCCGGGGTCGTTTTCAAATACAACATCAGAGGAAGACCTAAATATATTTGCTACAACACTAGGGGCTTTGTTAATTATGAAGCCCCGTCTATTAGCGGTAACAATACAAGTAGTCCAATCAACATCAGCCCCAGAAAACTCAAAAATTCTGTCTATAAAAGTGAGATTACTAAAAAATATCCTTTGTCTTATAGTTGTTTCGCCATCGATAGTAGTTGTACCTGACGTAGAACCTTGGATAGTTAAAGTGAAAGCTCCACCAGCAGTTTTTCCAATGAACTCTATGTCTTCAGGAAAAGTACCGTCTGAAATATAGATAGTAGTAGCCGAATTAAAAGGGGCTACAATAAGATTGAAAGCCTCTTGCACATTATCTATGGCATCACACACTATATAAACATCATTTACTGCCCATATAGAATGACCTCCTGTAGTCAGTTGTGTTGAAGACGGTACGGCAGTTACCTTTCCCCAAGTATTATCGGTAGTATTGAACACAGCCTTCCCAACTAATGCCGTTGTGAAAGCCGCACCAGAATCTATAAGAGCAGTTCCCGACGCACCTGAAGTAGCTGTGCCGCTCTCTAACTCTAAACCTGTACGTCCAGCACCTGCAACACCATCACCACCGAAAGCTGTAGTAGCTACATATAGGTTCTGAGCAGTAAAAGGGGCAATCTTGGCGAGTGGTATATCGTCCGCTGAATCTCCAGAGCCAACGCCAACCCAAACCTGTTTAGAATCTTGGTCAAGACTTGGCTCCCCAGAGCTTAAAGTTAGTCTATCTGCTGCATTACCTCTTTTAAATCTTATCCCATCAGCCATTAGACGTATGAACCTCCATCAACTATTCTATCAATGTCACCTATAGGGTCAGTATACGCTCCACCATCAACTACAAAATCCGCAGCACCGCCTAGAGTATCCCATGAACCGTTATGTCTACCTTCAAAACCATCAGTAGCATCATATCTCAGCATACCGTCTTCGGGAGTACTCGGACTATTATCAGCTATCTTGATAACCCCGTCTGCGTCTAAACAGGCCTCATCAACATCAGTTATCGTAATACCTTTACCTAACTTAGATGCCCCTGATTGCATCCAACCACTCGCAAAACCGCCAATCTGTATACCGGTTGAGAAACCTACTGTATCTGCTGTTCTATTATCTTTTCCACTCCATCCAACAATAGCTAGGGCAGCATCTATAGGATAAGAAGTATCTCCAATATGTGTTTCTGCGGTTCCAGCCCCAGCATGCGGTCGAGTTACTATAACAATACCGTGACTACCGTTAGTGATTGTTTCTGGACGATAGTTATTAATACAATACACTGCGCCGTCCATCAAGTTCATCTGTGTGCCCTGAGAAGTATTTGGCCCCGTAACGGTATTATCCTGGCCCCATATCCTCCCGCCTATACCACCTTCGTGGTTTATAGCATTAAATACTCCTGCGTATTCGTTACTAGCACTTCCAGCAGACTTAATTTTCATCTGGAAACTTCCAGCGTGAACAGTACCTCTTGGGGGAGTAGCGCCACCGCCGTACCAAACTCTTCCCCTTATAGCACTTCCACCTACAGCAAATGTACCAGCTGGGTTGACAGCATCGTAATGAAAAAAGACGTTTACAGGCTCCCATTTTTCTCCGTCGGAGTCAATAGTTAACTCGGCTGTTGTAGTAGTGTGCCTAATAGAGAGTGCATTAAACTGGGTAGGTACGTGACCTATCGCCACATTACCAGACGTAAAAAATAAATCAGACCCATCATAATTCCACCCACCAAAAAGAAGTGTATCTTCTCCGGCATTAAGATAAGGAGTTAATCCCCCGTTACCTGAGAAAGTATCTGTATCGGTTAAAGCCTCCCAAGTGGAAACACCCCCACCTACACCGCCTACTGGTTTAGCTAAAGACATACTACTCCATACACTCTATAGGTTGTTTGCCGAGAATCTCTTTAGCTTTTTCAAGGCAACGATTCTGCTTCTCCAAGTCATCTATCTTCCTCATAAAGTAAGGGTCATCCGAGGTCTTTATCTTCTCAGTCAAGAAGTTTATTCTGACATCGTTTTTCCACTGCCACCAAGACAACTCAGCCTTGCGGACTTTATCGTTTACGCTGGCAACCTCAACCCTGTTATCCTCTATCTGATTAACAGCCGAATAACCCTTGTAAAGTCCAGCTGAAGTGAACATGAAGATAGTTATAAGCCCTGTTATGGTTGCTATCTTCATTTTACCAAACCTGCTATTGTATCGTTCTTGTCTGAGGAACTTTTGCTTGAACCCCAGTAATAATTAGCTATCTGAGCCACTATAGTTCCAAGAGAACCTAACATCACCGTTAAAGCCGCCTGAGAGGACTGTGGTATGTCGATAAAGATTAGGGCGGCAAGTATACCAAAGAAGCCTATAAAGCACACCACACCCAATATAGCAGGGGTATTGTCGCTTTTATTACTAGCCCTTGCAGACTTCCTATCCTCAACCTCTAACTTGAATACATCTACGCCGAGTTTCTCCATCTCAAGTTCAAAAGTCTTCTCAAGCTCCTGAACCTTTATCATCTCTTCCGGCGTAGCCCCAATAACGGCTTTCATTAGCTCTGACTTCTTGCCATCTGGTTTGCCTAAGAGAGTCTCGGAGAGCATCTTGGTTGCCATGCCCGCCATAGGGCCACCTAGAGCAGAAGCTATCGTGGGTGCGAAAGTCTTTATCAAATCTATATATTTATTTTTCACATTATCACCTTACCATCCCAATTCGTCTATATCACCACTACCTGCTGTTCTACCCTCAGTGCCCTCTGGAGGAGCTTCACCATCAGTCTCGAAAGCTCCCATATCAGGGGCAGAACCATTGAATGCCAAGCCTACGTCCACACCTGCATCTATTGCGGGACTATCAGGTACTTGTAAAGTATAGTCATTGGCTCCAGGATTAGTGAAAAGAGGGTCACTGTTTAGACTGTTATCTCCATATATTGTACCTGCCACCCAACCCGAAAGGGTGGTGTAAGTCTCTTCTCCACCCTCCCCACCTAACAGTCTGAAATTCTCGTTTGCGTAGTATAAATTATAATCGGCAGAATCTATAGAGTTCTCAGAAGCAGGGCCAAACTGATTAATTGACCTGCCGGTATTGTTGTAGAAGATATTATTTTTAATGTTTACCTCTTTGACTCCTCGAATAGATATACCATTAGGAGCATCTAAGACATTGTTATATATATCTAAACCAATACTCTGCGTAACTGTTTCGTAAAGAATCGCATTGATAGCATACTGTCCTGCCGTTAAGTTATAAATAATATTTCTATATACTTCTCCGTCTATAAGAGGGTTATCTCCCACACCAGCTACAGAGTAAAAGATACCATCCTTATCTATATCGTGAATAACATTATCTCTTATAATTGCTCCCTTATTGCCTTCAGAGCGTTTATTAAATACACCCATTCCTACATTATAGATTTCGTTATTTTCTATAACAGCATAGTCGAATCCGCTTAGAGATAGAATACCAGCTACATTATTATTATCTTGGACACCAGTACCAGTATTATCATGGAAACTACTGTTTTTAACTGTTAGATAGGAAACATTTTGAGCGACTACACCCGCTATATTATTTCCTAAAGTACCATCTATATGATGAATTTCTACTCCATCGATAATTATATTAGAAGAGTCATCTGATACCCATATTCCTGCGTCTGCTGAAATATTCTTAATTTCAAATCCTTCAATAGTTACATAATGTTTTGCTATCATATAAAAACCAAACCATCTGTGCGGTGAAAGTTCGTCTTCCATATCTATAATTACAGATTCGCTAGGATATTCAGTATAAGTTATGGGATTACCTTCAGTACCTGATTTAGGTTTTATAGCGCAAACACTAATGCAATCACCCTCTCCTGTAGAAGGCGCATAAGTACCTCCCCTAACATATACAGTATCACCAGCTACCATAGTATCCGCAGCCTTCTGGATAGTAAGCCAAGGCGCACCTATAGAGCCAGCATCTCCATCGTTACCATCAGTGGCTACGTAATAGTCAGTAGCGAAAGAAGGAGTAGCTACTAAAAGTAGCAATAAGATTAGATATCTCATTTGTATATCACCGTTACGTTTCCTGTGTCATGTCCTGTACTTGTCATACAGAGTCCTATAGAAGTTCTAAGACCTATTCCTACAACTCCTGCGGTAGCTGTATCTATCGTAGTAATCAAACCAGAACTACATGTTCCATCTGCGTCGTTGTATAAAGCTACCGAAGTGCCAGCATCCCCTAAACCTATAATTACTCTAAGTATAGTACAACCGGACTGACAAATATCGGTATCTGTAGCTGTGGTTACATTAACAAAAGAATCGGCAGACGGTAACGCAGAAACTCCTATGTAACCATCGGGAGTAGCTTTAGCCATTCTAACTTCACCATTTGACTCATCTATAGCACCGATATATGCTCTAGTTTTTGCTCTTACTCCACGGAAGGTATCATCTGCCGCATAAGAAAAAGACGACAAGAAAACCAATATCAACCCAAGCGTAATAAATTTTATGTATTTCCTCATCGTCTTCTCCTTACTTAGAAGTTATATCTAACTCTTGCTACTGCATTATCACCAAAGTCACTAGTACTATCTACGGCAAAGGACGTAGTAAGAGAAGCCTCGAAGTCACCACTAACATAACGTGGGCCTACAGTCACTACAGCGTTCTCGTAAGACCGCGCTAGTGAGCCTGAAACACTTGAGTCTATACCGAGTCCCTTCCAGATAGAAAACCTTGCTACGGCCTTCAGGTCGATGTCAGAAGTACTGAACTCAGGGTTACTCACATCTATGTCGTGGGTAGCCTCAAGGTAAATTTCCCTATCTGCTGCCATTGCTCCAGTTGCCATTACCATTACTGCCAAAACTGCTACGATAAAACTCTTCATTTGTATCTCCTAGATTGGTACTACATTTAAGCTGAAAGAATCTATTCCCCTCAGTATATCCATAAACTCTTTAACTGTCTTATTGCTATTTAAAACTGCTGGTTCGCCTTTGTACTTAGTTAACATATTCCCCAGAAGAATACATCCTCTAGTTTGTGATTCTACATTACCTGAATGAAAAAGTATATGCGTTCTGTCATCTACGTCTGTAACCTCGAAAGTCTCTCCGAATCTGGGAGAATCAACCCTTTTACAGAGGTAAGTCCCTGTTGGTATGCAAGAGATATTAGGTGTATTGCCTTTCCACGGATTTTCCAGAGTCAAAGCTATAGCATTGTTCTCATAGATAAGAACGCCGCGAGTTACTTTATCTGTCTGTTCAAAACGCTTCAGTATCACTTAATGCCCCGGCAAATGTGGTTTATAGAAATCTTTACGAATTTCCTTAACACTATTTTCTATATTAACTATCTTATCTACAATCATATCGAACTTTACTTCCAATTTCGTAAGAGTAATATATCCGGCTATCATACCACCTACCCCTGCAACTATTAAGAATTGTATTATCTGGGCTGTGTTAATCTTAGCTTTTCCAGAAGCAACAGTTACAGCGGGTATACAAGCTAAAATCCAATGCCACATATGAGGCAACCAATCGCTGATTTTACCGGCTATAGCTCCCATCAAAACTATCATTTCTTCTTTCCCTTCTTCTTCATATCCTCTGTGGTTCTGTGGTTGCAGCCACCGCTCTTCTTTTTCTTTTTTTTCTTATTCTTGGATTTATTAATAAATATAGGCATTATTGAGCCTCCTGTATTACTTCGCCAGCCCTACCTGCCTGAAATGCCGGTCTAGTAACGACTGATAGTTTACCTACTTTAGCGAGAGCCTGATTATGCGCATTGATGGCCCTAGCTATTGCAATTTGAATTTTTGGACTCGTAATTATCTTGTCAACCGCTATGGCAACCGCTCCTACAGATAAAGCCGCAGGAAGATTGCTACTTCCAGCACCTACAACCCCACCAGCTACAATACCAGCAATCAAACCTCTAACTGGAATTATAGGTTGTTTCTCTAGCTTAATAACCCTCTCTTCAATGGCCTTGCTAAGTTCAATCATAACACCTTGGTCGGCATTGAGAGCCTTAAGTTCTGGATGTAATTCTTCTAATTGGGTTTTGGCGGCAATTCTTAGTTTGTCTCTAACTTTCCCCCTGACTTCTCCGAATCTTGTCGTAAGGTCTGACTTGAAGCCTTTATTGAAGCCAACTTTTATGTCTTGCAACTTCTTGGGTGAGACAGTCTTACCGTGAAGTTCTACGAAATCGTTTCTCAGTCTATCTATGGTTCGAAAATCCCTTATATCCAAACCTTCTTTAGCGGCGTTATCTATAAGTTCATCAAGAGAATCTACTATTTCTGCTGTTCTTAGCCTAATACCGTCTTTAGTTTTGCTGTCTACAATATTGTCTATCTGCCCCTTGACTTTCGATATGTCATTGTCTAATCGTTTTAGGGACCTTCTGCTAACATTAAGACCCTTGTTTAAAAATTCGTTGGCTAACTCGTCTATACGCACAATCCCTTTTTTCTTAGGTAAATCAAGTGCTGTCTTAACAAGACTATTTACGGGAGTCCTAGAGGTTACCATCTTATTTAAAGCCCTACCTGTTCCACCTATAGGGTCAATTACATTCCCGAAAGTCTGGATATTCTTGCCGACCGAACTTAACTTTCCGACTTTAGAGGCAAGCAACCCACCACCCGTGAATAGGATAGATATATCTGATAAGAACCCAACAGGGTCTTCTTCTAGTGTTTCTAGGGCGTTCTCTACCGAGCCATACCTATCTTTAAGAAATCCCCCCATAGCCCTAACAGATGCTTCATCTTTCTGCTCACCGGGTATCAGCAATTCAACAAGTCCGAAACTTAACCCCTTAATACCCTTTGCGGTCTGTATAGGATGACGTACAACAGCCGTAACGTCTTTAACAAACCTCACAGCACTTGCTGGGGTATTTAATACTGCCGCACCAAGAATTCTGTATCCTTCTTGTTCACTCTTTGCCACCTGTAATGCTTCTTCTGGAGAAAGTTCCTCTCGCTCAGGAACAATCGCTCTGGTGCGGTCTATTTGTGGTGCTAACTCTTTCTCTGCCGACGGAACAACTCCTTGAGCCTGTGCAAACTGCTGTAACTCAGCAGGAATCTCTTGCGGAGTTACTTCAGACTCAACAGGAGCGACCCCGCCAGTCTTGAAAGCCTCAAATCTCTGTCTAGTTTTAAAAGTCTCGAATCTCTCCTGTGGAGTAGCCATTAGAAATTCTCTCCCTGCATTATCGCGAAAGCCTCTTCTTCTGTTTTGCCTTCGGCTATCAACGCACCAAGTCTATCATCAAAACTAATCTCAGTTATCTCGTTAATACGGGGGTCAGTGAGTTTTATGGCTACATTCTCTGGTTTCACTTTGGCATCTTTAGCTAATCTTCTATACGTTGTCACTCTCTGTTCGTGCTGCGCTACAGAACCCTTGGACAATTTGGTTGCCCTGTCAAGGAAATCTGCCCTCATTACTTCCGAGAGTCTTTCACCCCTAAGCATTTTCCCAGCAGCAGCCTGTAGTCTCTCACCCCAAGCACCAGTTGCGGCAGCCGTAGCAAACTCAGACTCTCTAACAACCGAAGCAGGGTCAAGCATCTTCATGTAGTTAAATATAAGAGCTAAGTCACCAGCAGCAGACGGGTCTTTCGCTGAGACGTTCACTCTTGTGAAAGAATCACGAACATCGATGAACACTTTGGCTGCCTTGACGTATTCTACGCGAAGACTCTTTTCTCTATCAAGTCTGGTCTTTTCATCTATGACCTTGACTTCTTTGTTGGATTGCTTAATTTGCTCCTCAAGTCGCTTAGTGAGTAACGCTTCACCTTTCTTACCTGCTTCTGTAAGTCCTTGTATCTCAGCCTCACTTCTCTGTTTAGGAGTAATAAATCCTTCTTCTTCTAAACCCGGCAAACGGGCAACCTGACCTAAAAGAGACTGTTCTCTCTCTGATATTGCACCTGCCTCCCTTGTCTTGGCTCTAGCCTCAAAACTCTTAAGTCTATCTGGCGGCAATAAATTAGCAGCCATCTGGTGTGCCTTGTCAATAGATGCTAGTAGTAAGTTTTTATCGCCTCCTACCGCAGTGCTTCCTGTATAAGCCTTTAGTGCATTAGTGAGTTCTTTCATCGGTGATGAAAAGTCCAACCCCTTAACGTCAATTTCTTCTGGAACTTCATATCCCATTTCTTTATATAGTGCCAACGTGCCTTTTATTCCAGCTTCCCGACCAGCTTCGGTATTGGCGTTGTAGGCATCGGTATGCATCTTCCCTAGTTTTAATTTATTGTCGAAATCCTGTTGCGCCTTGACCTCTTTTTCTTTCCCTATTTCTGCGAGACGAGCATCTACCTTGGCTTTCTGCTCATTTAACTGCATTCCAAGTTGAATACCACCCTGAAGTCCTTGAGTAAGTCCTCTTATTGCACTTTCACCTATACTTGGCATGATTATCTCCTAACCGAACAAACCACCCTTGCGGGTAGCTGCTAATCCAATTCCTGTTCCTACAGCACCAAATCCAGCACCTATTAACCCTGCTCTATTCTGAGCAGTCTGCTGTTGTGCCTGAAACTCCAACATTCTCTGATTCTGGAAGGGTTGAGCCGCAGAACTCAAAAGTCCCATCGTACCCTGTGCGCCCGCACCAAGTCCTTGAAGACCTCCAAACTGCTGACCTGCCTGTTGCCCTCCTAGTTGAGCAAAACCCAGTGACGAGCCTGTGAGACCTGTTATTAAGCCTCTACGAGCCTCTTCTCTGACTAAACCTGCTCTCTGTTCGAAAAGACTTCTCTGCCTAGCTCCTAAAGTACCACCTCTTCTTCCGCTTCTGGAAATTTGCTCCTCAAGAAGTCCTCCTTGTCTCTGAAGGTCTTGCTCTAGGGCAGGAGATACGTCAAGTTCGCCAGCTAAAGCCATCTGCTGTCTTTCAAGTAAACCTCTCTGGACACCTTCCTGCTGTTGCTGAAGTTCGGTTAATCCCGCGACCCTCTCTTCTTCTGTCTGTCTTCGGAGGGTTCCATCTTCTTCGACTAAACCCAAAGCAGCTAGTTGAAAAGGTCTTTCGGCTTCTCTCTGTGCTTTTTGTTCGTTAGCAAGTTCAAACTGCTGCTGCTGTAACTGTCTTTCTTCTTCGCTGGGTTGGGGTGCTTCGACTTTTGTAGAATAAACGCCCATTACAACGCCTCCTTCATAAAGGACTCTCTTATTACTAAAGATACTTCTCTCATTAGCTTATACCCTCCAGTAAGGTGCGCTACTAACGGACAAATCTCATTGATGTAGTCACGAATAACGCTTGCGTACCGTCTCTGCTCATTGTTACCTTTTTCCCATTCTGTAGCATCCATCCAAGCATTAAACGCAACAGTTTGCACGCTCGCTAACGCCTGAATATTTTGTAGATAAAATAGATTAGACGCAAGCCCCGAAAATAAATAAAAGTAAGACTCATATAAGTCCTCCTCTTTTATTTCTCTATCCTTGTCTATAGCATCATCCATTATGCGTACAGAAAAACAAACCATCCTCAAATACTCTTCAGCGTCCTTGTTCCCATTGCAACACATAGGAATAATAACCCCTAGATTCTTACCTATATCTTCTCTCTCAATGTCTGTACTCATCTCAACCTACCGTCATCTGCTGTATAAGGACGTATAATCATGCCTGTACCTCTTGTATAGTTATAGCTGATATACATACACCACCAAATATCCTTGAACCATTGTCTCCATTCAAAGTCACGGTACCTGCTCCTTCTGGACCTGCTCTAAACTTAAAAGTAGTCGCAGATGTAGTTCCTGCTGACATAATATGGATTAAAGTAAAATTATCTGATTCAAGTGCTGTTGTAGGGAGATTGACTCCTGCGGCTAAGGCGTTAGTTGTGGTGTCCTGAAAGATAGCTCCGGCAATTCTGAGTCCTGCACCAGCAGACAACTGAGCAAAGATAGTGATAATCAATTTATTCGAGGCACTCTTAGGGGTAATGGTTCGTGTTAGATATTCATCACCCTCTGTCTTTACGGGGATACTATCAGTAATTGCCATAACAGTAGAACCTGTTGCTACTGCATTAGTCGTGGACGTTACGGTCTGAATGGTCTGCCCAGACTTATAGGTTAAGGAAGTACCATCTGCTCGCGTGTAATCAGTACATCTCCAACTACCGGCTGTGTATTCTACGAAAGTCGCTTCATCTCCTGCTGCGGTGGTTATATTTGCTCCGCTTGGCAAGATAAGATTCGTAGAATGGTGGGTTAATGTCAAAATCGCATCAAAGTGAAGTCTTATAACTACCCCAACACCGATAGCATCTATTGTCGTGATGGCAGTCGTTCCGGTCACATCAAAATAGTTTCCGTCTGTTATAATAGGTAAAGCATTCGCTGCGACTACATCCGCACCCTTGCTTGTTACTAGATTGTTCGTAAAGGTCTTTTTGCCAGCAAAAGTTGCCGTGTTAACAAATACATCCTCCAATGAACCACTAGGGTCAAAATACCACTTGGCTTTCCCAATAATTAATGAAAATTGCCATCTCATATGCTCTTTTTCTTCAGCATCATTTGTGGCTAGGGACTGAGAAGAAGCCGGGTATGGGTCTTTGGTTGAATCCATTTGTCCTGTAGTAGCAGAATAGTCATCTATCTTGGCAGGCAGAAGATTTGATATAATGTTATCAAATTCCGAATCATCATTAGGCCCACTTATCGTACCGCCAGTATTTCTTGTGAATAGTCTTGAAAAGAGTCCACCAGCCATTTTATTCTCCCTAACTAGGTCTATTTCCAAGAATCGTGTGGTCTTGGAGTATCTGGCTTAAGAAAAAGTCAGAATTAAGTGTTGAATCAAATATCTCATACTGAATACGCCTACCAACAGCCCCTACGTCAAAACTAGTATCTATGAAGGTATCTCCACCGTAAACGTCTGTGCCGTATAAAGCAGTTCCATATACAGCCCCAGAACCAGCTAACGAGACAACTTGAGTTCCAAAAGCTACTCCATCCACTGTCACATTAACAGATACAGTATCACTCCCAGATTCTCTAGCTATTATCCAGAAGCGTCTATATTTCTTACTTACTCTTGGGTTGTCGAAAGTCATTCTTGGTGTTTTGAAAGAAGCGGTATAGGCATTGCCATTATCGTTCTGGGTTAATTCCTCAAGTTCCCATACGTCACCACTGTATCCTCCAGTATAGATATAAGTAGCATGGTCTGAAGCAGGAAATCTTCTCACCACAGCAGAGGCAGAGGCACTATATCCAGACTCGAAACTTAAGTTGTCATGTAGTGTCCAACCTTCTTCTGGCCCTTTATCTATATTGTAAACTAGAGCAGTATCTACCTGCGTCTGACCACTTCTAACAATAAAGAAATAAGCCCTTCTCAACTCAGGGTCGTACTCCGCATGAAACTGGTCTATTTTTGATAGGTCAGTATTTTCTCGAATCCATTTATCCATCCAAGACGGTTTAGTAATAGAGGCCGACTTATAGTCACCGAAAGACTGTACTGCCGTGAAAGAATAGATAGTCCCATCATCCATCATACAGAGAACATCGTTAGGTGTCTTAATGATAAGTCTTGAATGAGCTACCCCACCAGTCCACTGTGCTTGAGTATAACCCCAGTTCGTAGAATCAAGGTCAGTATCGTTGATAACGTAAGCCCTATTCTTACCAAAGACTATTAACCTATCACCAAATTCTACCCCACCAACCAATCCGAATCCATCACCTGTTTCTACATGAAAAGTCTCTATCGTTCCCTGAGTAAAGTCTAAATCCCCACCAGCTACATCAGGAGTAACATAAATGGTGTGTGGGTTAGAAGGCAAACCTAAAGCCCATCCTCTCTCTGAATTACCAGAACCATGAATGATAATCTGTGTCGGGAAGTTTGACCCTGTCCAGTCATTAGGAACAGTCGCTAAGTCAGAAGTCGAACCTGCTGAACCGTCCCAAGTCTGGGGAGTCGTTCCACCGTCACAGATATAAAGTTTATCGTTAGCTATAGCAAAGGTAGTGAATGCACCAGTCTTTAGGAGATTGCCAGCATTCAACTGAGTGGTATTGTCTTTCCAAATTTCACCTTCGGTAGTCGTAGTGACAACAAACTGAGTTAAAGACGCTAGAGTAAAATCTACAACTCCCATTATTTGGGAATCTCTGGTGGAGTTTGCGCTGAATATAGCCGTACCGCCACGTTTACCTCTGCCGTTCTCATGGATATTGATATTCTTAACCTCTATCATCATCTCTGGCTTAATAACGTCGATGTTAGGGTTATTGGTAAAGCCGCCAGAGCTTAAAGGAACTCTGAATGTCTGCCCACGGAAACTCATGTATAGTCCTCGACTCTCATCGTGAGATTATTTAAGTCCATTCCGTACTGTTCGCGCATAATCATAGCCTGAAGCAATTGGTTATATTCGGTCTTTGCCTGAAACTGTCGGGAATCGTCATCGTCTTCCAATTGTTTTGCCTTAACGCCAGCTATCCAGATATTCCTGAATCTCGAATAAAGAGTAGCTATTAAAGTTCCATCAAGGTCTAACTCCATGATGTTGGCGTAGTAACGAAGTCTAATTCCGTAAACCGTATCATCGTCCGTCCAAGGCACAGGATAGAGAGTAAACTCCCCTTCGTTAGCACTTCCCATTGGCATAAACAGCTCTGGTCTACCCAACCTATTTTCAAGTCTGGTTATCCGGTCAAACTCAAACGATGGCACTTGCTCAATATGCTCATAAGTATCTATAGCCATCCATTCAGAACCGTTAGCAGGGGCAGTCGTAAAGTCAGGAGTTGGGAGTGCAATCTTTGTTGTGTCATTGTAAGAAGTCACCTGACTCATTGAGCCAGCACCAGTATTCGCGGTTATCAGAATATCTTTGCCTATAATATCCGACTGGTTAAACGTAACTGTTGAATCTAGGGTTATTGAACCTACCGCACCGTCTTGTGCCGTACCTACGTTAATCCCCGAAAGAAGAGTCATCTCCATATCAGAAGAATAGTCTGTTGGATTGGCATACCTTGACTTTCCCTCGGTTAGAACAAGAACCGACGTAGTATGAAGAAACTTCGGTTTCTTCGCCAAAGTCCATATATCTGCGGCAACCTCGTTCATAAAGAAGTCTTCACCACGGGTTATCTCAGCCGAAGTCGGAGAACTTCTACCTGTTTTCTTTAATGCCTCTGTGACTAGAGTTGTTCTAGTCGGAGCCGTTGGACTCGCCATTATTGTCTCCTATCAAGTTCCATTTCTTTTAGCATCCCATTCAAGGAAGCTCAAACCTGTTTGTTCTTTAACAAATCCACAAGTGACTGTTGCTGATACAACATCAATTGTCGTAACTTCAAGTCTTGCATTCTTCCAACCAGCTATTCGCCCGGTAAACGGTATAGCAATATTAACAGGTGCAGTATCAGTATCAAGCGTCATAATAGTTATAGTTTCCGCATCGTCTGTTAAGTTTATGGTAACACTTGAGTTTGGTTTTTTATCTGTACTTACTATCAAATCTGTTAAAACAATCGCTCCACCAATAGTAGGTGCTGTAACGATAGATGTTCCAGCAGTTGCTCTCGTAACGCTCTTGAATAAACCATGAGTCTGCGGAACAGTAGTTATTACTAAAGCTCTAGCTTCAGCACCTTCTCCTTGAACATCATAATCTTCAAAATGAGCAGGGCGACCATTTATATCCGCAAGGACAATCTTAAGCATAATCTATTCCCAAGGATTAGCACCATGTATTTTAACAGTAACTCCCATTACAGCACCACCAGCATCACCTTTAAATTTTAATGCCATAGAACCAGAAGGTGGTAATACTACAGGTGCCCAATCAAGTAATTCTCTTGATTCATCAGCAGCTACTCTTTCATACTGTAAGTCTACAGCAGTTCCTCCAAGAACTAGCGCAGTACCAAAGAAGCAACTTATATCCTGCGTTGCGCCAGAAAGAACATTCAGTTGTCTAAGAGATATAGCAGCACCACCAGAAGTATATGTTCTACCCTGTTCAAGTGTCCATAATCCAGCTTCAGCACTCGATACTCTTGTAAGCATAACTTCCATCTTCTTATCGGAAGCATTACTTAGAAAGAATACAATATTATCTGTCGTATTTGCTGCACCTGTCTGGGTAAAGGGCAGAGTCCATCCTCTACCAAATCCAGTGATAGCATTCATATCGGTCTGGATTACAGTAGTGCTTCTTAAACTTCTATCAGGGAGAATTTCTGCTGCTTCCCCATTAGGGTCATTTAAAATCATCTTCTACTCCTCTGTTGGTATTATGTATAGGTTGGCAGATATAGCTATTTTTTCTCCATCTACGGCATTCCCACCATCGAGAGTAGCCCAACCCCAAAGTATAGTATCTCCATTATTGAGGATATTGGTTCCTCTCATGTCGCGGTCTATTTTTTCCTTGCTGGAAATAACGAAGGAATGAAAATTAGTGCCTCCGGTATAAGTCAAGTCAGCAGAACCATCAGAAGTTTTTAACGTTCCCAGTATACTCCTACCTGAATTAAAGTTCTTATTAACTATACCGGTTGAACTTATATCCGTTCCTCCAATCAGAGTAGGATTTTTTACCTGATAGATAATAATATCATCCGAAAGGGAATGGGCATCAAAATAGAGTCTTGTTATGACTGTTAAATCTGTCTGGTCTGAACTTGTATAGGCCAACAGTCCACCACTTGTAGCTGCTGCCAAATGACATTCAGAGTGCCATATAAACGCACGACCATTCTGTGAAGCTATCTCTTCCGCAAAGAACGATTTAGTGTTTGTCATCAACCGATTATCACCATCTACCTTAGCGGTATTACCATTTTCTCCTGACTTAATTACTATCATGCGTCAATCTCCTGTTCATATATTTCGTTATCTGTAGCCATAGATAAGTGAATATTCATTATTTTCAATTCCTTAAGGATTAGATTGAACACACTAAATAATTCAACATTAGATACCGATAAAGCAGAATCAATAGTATCCACGCCATCAATAGTAGATAGGGTATTAAGTTTTCTATCAGTAACATCGGCAAAGTGTTCTCTTTTGCCTTCACCGACAGCCTTGTCGTAATCACCTATTGTAGTATGACCACCCATTAAACAGCCTCTTTTTTCTCTTCAAGTAAAGTCATGTAAGCATCTGTCCATAAATGAGCGTTCTTCTTGGCATCAAAGTTCTTCTCAACGTATCTCTGGGCGTATCCACCCATCTTTGCCCTTAGAATAGCATCCTCTATCAGCAGGGAAATTCCTCTGACCCAACCACTAGCACTGTTATTCTTAATAAAGACCCCGTTGTTCTCAGTAGCTATCTCTTTGTACGGAGAGACTAAAGACGTTACGCATGGAACTCCCAAGGCACTCATCTCTAACCATTTAAGTGGACTCTTGGCTCTGTTGAACTCATTGTCCACAAGAGGAATCACCCCGATAGTCGGGTTTAAACCTGCCACTTTGTACGGATAAGCTGAAGTATGAACCCACGGATGAAACTCTATTCTGTCTTTATCTATACCGCTTAAGGTTCCGTCAAACTTCATACCCAGAAGGACGAGTTTAACATTTTTATATTTGTCCATAATCTCTGGAATAACTGTCGAAAGTAAGCACCAATCTTCATAATGTGATGAACCTCCTGCCCAGAAGAGACGTATCTCATCTTTGGGCTTTAAATCCAATGGCCTCCAAAGATTCAGGTCAATACAATTCGGCAAATCAACTACATTGTCGTTATACTGTTTATATGCTTCTGCCAATATCGGAGTAGTGACTGTAACCATATCCGCTAGAGCAACAGCCGCCTTTAAAGTGCTTATGTTCTTTTTATTCTCTTCGATATTAAAATTAACTCCGTCTTCCCATAGTTTCTTTTCCTCACCGTTTATTTGAACAGTTACTTCTTCCAAACCATGTTCTTCGTAATGAGGAGAGAAAGGACTTACGTTGAAAATATCGTCATCGAAGTCTACAACTATCTTTCTACCAAGTTCTTTCCATTTATTAATAACCTTAAACATCTCTCTGTCTGCAACTCTTGGAAGAAGAATTACGTCAGCAGTTTCAATATATTTAAAGACATCGTCTGCGTTATCTCCAGGTTTAATCAAATACGCCTTGTGTTCTGTATTCAAGGACAACTGCTCCAATGGCTGTAAAGCCCTATAGAAGTCACAAGCCCCATCTGTCCTGACTATTCCTGTAACTTTCATCTATCCCATTCCCCAAATCTTAGGCTTCTTGCCCTGATAAATTTCCTTACCTGCTTCCCAACCAACACTAACTAATGCGATTGGAGTTATCAAAATAACCACAACGACCATCATTATAAATATCAGTATGCTTATTATTTTATTTATCATTCAAATGACTGCGGCATTACGAACAAGACAGTCTCTATCTTCCTATGTGGAAAGTTCATCATTTTCTCTATCATATCCCAATCCGCATCATATCTGGAATCATCGTAACCCAACTCTTTAATCCTTGAAGCCTTATACAGACAACAACTGCCAGTTATACGTCCGTGAAGCATGTGATAACCTAATACATGGTTCTCCAGATAGCCGTGGTTGCGTTTTACTGGTATACACCTACCAACTACCATGTCTTGCCCATTAGACGCTGCTATGAGGCTCTCAAGTGCCCACGGCATGACACTATCATCGTCTCCCGAAGTAATTATCCAGTCTCCTTGCAAATCAAGCTTCTCAATCGCATACTTGATAGGGCCGTGTCCATGCTTGCCTCTGTAGTTGTTCGGAATATGAACAGTCTCTATCTGGGCGTATAGTTTAGTTCTGTCGTGAATCCTTGCCCTCAAAACATGAAATTCATCTTCGGACTCTACATCCACCAGTACCCAAATCTTCTTATACTTATAACTTTGGTTTACAAAAGCGTTTATCTGGTAAATCAGTCCATCTACTCTCTTCCCTGCTGTTGGTATAAGAACGTCTATCCTTCCGTTATCCATCATTCCCCTCTTAGTATTGATAAAAAGTTCTTGTTTATCTCCCCATGCTTCTTACAAACCCTAAATTCATCATTCCATTGACCATCATGCTTTATCGCTGGAATATTCTCTCTGACCTTCGTCAATTCAACCGCAAAGAACATATCGCTCGAACCTATATACTTATATCTACTATTCTCAATCAAGAAAGAGGGCCACTCCCAATCCCAATGGTCAAACTGACTCAATTCTCTTAAATCATCTGGCTCAAACTTTGCTAGAAAAACTGTTGGTATTCTAAAACACACACTCCATAACTTGTCTGCTATCGGTTGTATCGAAGAACCTGAGTAATACGCATTGTTACTTGGTACATCTATGAATGCCTCACCCCAACTCTTATGCAAATTCTCCATTGCTAGTGTGACAAGTTCTGGATTTGAAATCTCTTTGTCTGTCGTATTCATTATTCCAAGAAACTTATCATAATCAACTCTCATATGGAGAGCCGAGATGCACATATTGTCGTTACTTGTATACTTACAAATATTGTAAATAGAACCATTGCCAATAAAGTAGTCAGGACTCATAAACAATAACTTGGCATTCTGTCCTATAGACTGTTCAATAATCTTCTGTAGCAATTCATGATTGTTTATCTCGTCAAAATCAAATACTTCTATCTGTACCCCGTCTATCTCTGTCTTCCTAACCCTCTGGACATTGTGGTCATTTCTTGTGTAAATATAGTACCGTATCTCATGTCCTTCATCTACAAGTCTTGGGATATTGCCACTTTGCTTTAAAGACCTTAGTAAGACGTTCTCGAAGATGTCTATGTAATTGTCATAGACTATAGTGGCAAATAATATTTTCAAATACTGTTTCTCTTAACCGTCAAGAACCTCTCCCCTTCTTCGGTTTTAAGCCATTCCTTTATCATCTCTGGGCTTGAAAAGAATCCCGGACGTTCAGCCTGAAGTCTCACAGCATCCAATGGAGCTATAGAAGCTATCTTCCTGAAACCTTTATCATCGGTGAACCCGTTATTCCCTGCCTGTCTCTCTTTCTGGCAGGCTTCCTGAATCAGACTCGTATCCTGAACATGATGATGGATGTACCTACCGTCCTTTATGAATTCCATTCCCTTTAGGGTATCTTCTGCTCTATCACTGTCTATTATCATTATGTCCTTTGTTGGTTATTAGGGAGAGCGTCCTCTCCCGTCCTAACCTATTGATTTAACACATCTTACGAGGTTGTAAGTAGCGTTATCTTTCCATGTCCATTCTCTGCTCTTGACTCAAGCGTAAGTTCCGCCTCAATCATATAGCGTTCAGAAGAACTTATCCTCGCAAGCTGTTCTGACCGTACAGGACGTAGCCATGCTTTAACCCAGTGGCCCATATCGCCAAGTACAATAAGAGTACCCGGAGCCGTAGTGTTAAGCTGATGGTGTAGCCTTATGGCAATCGTACCAAAGTCGGACTCATAAATGTCAATCGCAGCAGTAACCTGCTTGGAACTGGCAGTCATGTTTCTGGTGTTAGTGGAGAAACCAGATATAGTCCTCTTCTGGAAAGAACCACAAAGTACGTTGGACGGGAAACCACCAGCAGCCCAGATGTCCTGAAGGTTATCATTAAGCATGTCTTCAGTGAGAGCTTCGTTAGCAGTACCAGTACCAGTCGTATTATTCGTGGAAATCCAACCCAAAAGGCCAGTCATCCTACGAGCAGTACCCGATGCACCAGAGGCCGAAGAAGCGTTGATAACAAGAGCATACTCAATGTCTCTTGCAAGCTCTTTCAGGTGTTTGGTCAGCTGGTAAGAACTCTCTGACTCTCTTCCGGCAACACGGACAGCGTTCTGGGTATCCGTAACCTGAAAGACTTTCCTGAGAGTCTGAGTGTAATTACCGTCTCTGGTAGTCGGAGTTACCTGAACCGTTGTGGCAGTATCGCCTTCTATCGTTATGTTCTCGGCTGCTGCGGTGAGAGAGTCGTTCTGCCACTCATGAAATCTTGCCTCAGCCTGTGTGCTTCCGGTATTACCGGTCACCCATGTATCAATAGGACTTATCGTGGTTATTACATCAGTCAAATCTTCACGATTTCCTACAGCTTCATAGGTGGTAAAAGTATTACTAGGTATTGCCATGATTCATTCCTTACATATTGGGAATTTCTTTGAGTCTAAACACTTCAGACCAGTTTCCTGAGTCCTGTGCTTTCTCAAAGGCTTTCCGGTATCTCGCTGCATCAACGTCTGTGTTAGAACTAGATGGAGTACCACTCCCGCCAATAACCTGAACTAGCGGAGCCTGACGATTTTCAGCAGGTTCTCTAGACTTATTCACCGCAACATCACGCATCTTCTTGATTTTACGGTTTTTATACTCATTTATCATATCCAGTTCACCAATCCTTGCTTGGTCTTCTACTGAAAAGGTTAAGAAATGAGCCTCTATCTCAGGTTTGAATTCCATGAAGTCATCGAAACCTTCGGTCTTCAAATGAGCGTCTATTGCCCTGATGTTATTTTCGTACACAGAAGGAGCCATGTTCTGCTGAATATTACCAAGAGCTTTTGACATCTCAGCTATCTGCTTTTCAAGAGCGGATACCTTTGGCGTTGGAGTTTCGTCATAGCTTTCGTTATACGGGTCTTCTTCCGTATTTTCGGTTGATTTATCAACCACGCTATTTTTCAGAGCATCCAACTGCCTTCTCTCTTCAGCTAGTTTCTGACCCTCTTGTGTTAGGTACTTATCTGTCTGCAAACGTCGAATTGCGTCTTTTACGTTCACTGTCACTTCTTCCCCACCAACATTTAACTTAAACGACTTGTTCTCGAAGTCTTCAGGATTAAGATATTCGGGTTCAGGTGTTTCGGTTTCAGTAGGTGCTTCCTCGGTAACAGGTTCGGTTTTTACGTTCTCAGACACTTCGGGTTCCTCAGTCGCCACAGTAGGTAGACCGTTATTCTGGTACTTATCACCCCAAAGTTGCTTGCTCGTAGTCGGTTCCTGTACTTCGGTTTCAGTCGCCTTATCGGTAGACTCACTCATTTTCTTCTCCTTCGGATAGTCTTGACATCTGTTCAATGGCAAGACGGCCTTGCTCTATTAATTGGTTCACTTTGGACTCTATGTCCCTTACTATTAACGCTTTCTGCTGTGCCTCAATGATTTTCTCCGATACTGTTGGGTCTGCTTTCAAAAACAGGTCGAATGCGGCATTGTGTACAACGTCAAGCACCTCAGTTTTAAAGATTCCCCATTCTCTTGTTTCTATCAAGACCCTGAGAGAATCTCCAAGTAAAGACTTCTGTCTATAGTGTTCTATCTCATCCATGTCGCCCCCTTTAAGCTAACGTCAATCCATTTACACCCTCTTGGTTGTTGCCTCCGAACTGTATTTCTCCTTCCGTTTCCAAAGCCGGTTGAGAAGCAACTCCCCCTGCCTGTGCTTCCTGCGGTGGAGCTTGCGCCTGAATTTTAAATTCATCGTTATTCTTCTCCCCTAAAATAGCTTGTGCTTTCTGGAAATATACATTTGGGTTCTGGAATGTTACCGATTTAGGGTCTACAATTCCTCCCTGAACCAACTGTCCCAATGCTGCGTTAGATGCCGTTGCTCTATCCATAAGCATGAAATATTTGTTAATCTGGACTTGTTTGTTTATGCCCGTATTGACCTTAAGTTCAAAATCGCCTTCTATAGCCTTTTTAAATGGAATATTATTGTTTCTGTCTGGTTTTAAACCTAGCACCCTGCCTGTTACCAATTCTATAAACTGGTCATTTTCGTAGGTCTGTTCTAGTCTAAGAAGCATATTGAAGGCAGGTATAAACCCTGAATTAGCCATACTCTTGATTATCTGAGCTGTTTTCTTATTGGCATTCGCATCATTAACGGTAACTTCGGTAGCTGTTTCTTCTCCTTGACTTGAACCACCTAAACGGTTCGGAGATATAGACGTAAGTTCAAAGGTATCAAAGTCTGTTCTTGTTTGTTCCTGAATGCTAAGATTGGTAGGTGGGGTTAGATTTAGTTCTCTTACTGCGTTGGGAGAGATGTCATCACCCAAGACCACACCACCCATACCACGCCTTACTAAACTAACAAGGTCGATATTGGCGTGTCTTGAAGCTAAGAGAGGCGGCCTCATAGCGATAGCGGTAGCCTCACGGCTTTGGTTTCGTATAGCGTTGGTTTCTCTCTGGAGTCCATTCAAGAGTTCAGGCCAAGACTTACCGTACATCTGGTGTGGCTCTGGTAAAGCTGGAAAAGCAACGAAAGGAGAGCGGTTTCCCGGCTCATTAACGGACATATCGTTGTAGGGTAGTTCGTTCTTCTCTACGCCCCTTACGATGGTGTGTGGGCCTCCTGAGTCGCCTATCATCACATAACTGGCAGACTCCAAGAACCCTTCGCCTAAATCAAGGAAAGTCCATATCTCAAAAACAAAAGTCTCGTTCTGAGCCTCTACGTTTCTATCTTCATTGCCAAAAGGTGAACCAGTATCATCTTGTCTCTGTTGTTTAATCGTATCTGTCGTTATTGTCTCGTTAATCGCTTGAAATTCATCGAGATTCTTGTAGCCCTTGCGCTCTAGGTAATCTAGGGACTTTTTCATCCTGTGAACTATCGGGAATTTGTAATAATCCTTCCAAGTGGCGTTAGGGTCGAAGAATACGTCTTCATAAGGCACAGCGTCCATTCTAGGTGCGAAATCAGCTATAAACTCTTTGCCGTTCTTCTCTTTTTCAACTTTTAATTCTGGATAGACCTTGAATATACCTATTTTGTTCTTTAAAGCGTCAAGGGTAGCCTCAAATGCCTCTTCATAGAAGTTTATTGGATGGGAATTTAGTCGGTAGTTAAGAAGTGCTTTAGTTATATCTCTTGATTCTGACGGGATGGACTTCCAAGAAGAGATTGAGACTATTTCTTCAGGGTCAAAGAAAAATGTATCCATAACGTCTGCATGCATACGCTGAACGATAGAATATGTTTTAGGTATAAAGAGTCTATCTTCGCCTAGAAGGTTATTTGATTTCTTTCTCTGACGAGTCTGATTTTTTCTCTGTGTGCCGAATTTAGAGTTATATTGGTCGTTATCCGCTTCCCACTGAGGAACAATCTCTTGTTCACGCCAGTTTTTGGAGCGATTAAAGACTTCATCGGCATGATTCTGTAAAAACTCGTCTGTTAGTTTCTCAGCCATCGATTCCTCTAGTATTGTGCTGCTTCATCAAAGTATTCTGGTTCAGGAGCTTCATAGACCTTTGGATACCAATTTACCGGATACTGTGAAATATAACGGAAGGCTGCATGAAAATGGTGCTTACCTTCTCTAATTCTGTCTTTAGGCCCATTCAGTTCTTCGTTTGCGTAAGTTTCTCTCTCTAAAGTCCTGAAAGAGCGTATTAATTCTTTGTTTTCGGCTCTGTCAACGACAAAAAGAGTCTTATTACGGAGTCGTTTCTTGATTTCGTCCACTCCAGCCTT